GAAATATTTGTTTTTGTTTTACAAAAAATTCCTTTTGGGAATAAAATACCATCATCAGGAAAAGAAAAATTAACTAAATCACCTGTAGGTACATCTGCAATAAACATTGTATCTCCAGAATTTGAAGTTGTTGTTAATTCTAACACTCCTGCTCCACCACCATCACTAGCAACAATAATTCCTTTTAGTCTTATTGGTTGTGCAATTATAGCAGATGCTCCTGCTGCAGCAGTAGATCTTGTAGCTTGTATATCGCCTTTAAACATAAATCTCCTAGTTCGTGGCTCCCGAAGGAGCCACTAGTTTATTATTAAGCTATTGTTGCACCTTGAGTTGAACTTGCAATCCAACCAATAGTACTGTTCCAAACAAGAGTAGCTGACTCTCCTACCGCATCGAAAGTAATTGTAGTTCCGTTTGCAAAAGTAGTTGGAGTTAAAGTTCCATCTCCACCGTCAACAATCATATTAATGATTTTAATTTGACCTGAAGTTGTACCATCAGCTAAAGTTAATGCATCTGCTCCAGTAGTAGTTAACTCAGTTACCAAGTTAGTTAAATCAACTGCACCAGCACCTGATAAAGATTGAACACCACCTCTAATAGCTTTTCCGTAAGAAGCGTTAGATGTGATTGCACCTGTTGATGTATTTTTTGTTATAGATTCAAAACCATTTTCCGATCGGACTGGTCCTGTAAATGTAGTATTTGCCATAATATTTTCTCCTGTATAGCGTTAAACTTTGTAGTCTCTATACCGTCTGCCTAGTCAGTCTACAAAGTAATTTATTTTCTAGGTCTTTTTATTATACACAAAAAAAGGGGCAGTGTGAACACCGCCCCTTTTAAGTAATACTAATTGTATTATTTATTAACTAGTTGGTAAGTTTCCGTTACCAAAGATTGCTCTAGGATCTGAGAATCCAAAAGAGTATCTTTCTCTAGCTTTAAATCTTACGTTACCAGTATCGAAGTCACCTTCAATCGCAGTTTTGATTGGTGATCTAACAAAGTGTTTTAACCCGTTAGGAACATCAGTCATTAGGAAGAAAGAATCAGTATCAGTTAAGAAATTGTTAACTGAGTACCCTTCTGGAACCATTCCCATTGAAGCGATTGCATTGATGTCGTTATCAGCTGTTCCAACTCTTTGTGGAGTTTTCATCAATCTCTCAGCAGTAAATTGTAATTCTTTTGGAATTATCATCTTTCTACCTTGAGAAGCGATTCTTAGACCTCTTTCGTCTACGAATCCAGCGATGTCGATTAACGACTGCTCAAGTGAAGTTTCGTTAAGGTCTGCAGCAACTGCTAATACATTTGAGAATGTACCACCTGTTGCTAATGGGTGAGCACTAGAAATTAGTGGTACCCCGTCTCCACCAGTCACAGCAGTAAACTGTGCTTGGTTAAGTACGTTAGCAGCTTTAACTTGCTTCGT